ACAACATCAGAGGTAGTAGCGAAATCGGTCATGGCATAACCCAATCAATAGAACTGATAACAACCATTTAGGCTATACGGATGACTGCGGTTGCTCCAGGTGCGGGTAGCTGCAAGGTCCAGGTCCCGTTGCTGGAAGTGGCAGAGGTAAAGGTCAAGATGCCAATGATCTTGTTCGTCTTACTGCTGTTGTAGATCACCGCAGCATCAGCCGTAATTGAACTAGAGGGCCAGTTTGGATCAGTTGTCCAGTCTAGGTACCCCGTCGTTCCAGATGTAGCGGAGGTATAACCCGCCATTGTGGTTCCGCCCTGGGTATAGCCATTAGCCGTAGCCAATTCCCCAGTCGTGGAATAGGTGGTGGATGTGGCATCGAGCGTCGCAGCAGCCTGGGTATATAGGGCGCACTTATAGACATCAGTGGAAAGATGGACGCCCGCCAGGAAGTCAGCCTTGGCCTGAGTGGGAATACAAGCAGTAACGGCCATTTAATCCTCCTCCTCTTCTTTTTTAACTTCCTCTTCAACAGTCATTTCAATACCTTCTGGGTATGCGGTTGCGTCCATTTATTTCTCCCTATTCAACAGATTCAGCGAGCATTGTTCCATCTGGTTGCTGGGTAAACTTATGTTTCCCAGCCCGGTTGGGGATATTGATGTGAATATTAGGCATCATGGGTGGTGCCGGAGGGGGTTCCTGGGGCGTGGGCTGGGGTGTAGGTTCCTGGGGGGCTTGGCTACCCTGGGGATTGCTTGCATTGATTTGCGATGCCAGTTCAATATCCTGTTGCATTGCCGCAAGTTCTTGCTGGTCAGCAAATGCCTTGTTCTCTAGCACATTCTTATGCTTCATCATGTCGAGCGCCGCAAGGGACTGGGGATCAAGCTGATTAATCATCGCCAGCCACTTCTCGAAAATGATGGGATAGATCGGATCGGTGGGGATCGTCTTTTCAAGAACCTGCATCATCATGTCTGCCGGGGTCGTTTCCGCCTTGGGCTTAGGAACATTCTGAGCCTGTGCCATCTGCGCGGCCTGCTGAGCCTCCTGTTGCTGGTTCTGTGCCCGGATCTTCTGGACCTCTTCATCCGAGTAAACAATGTTGTCATTGATAATATCAAGGCCCCGGAAGATTTCCTTGGCGACCTCTGCCATGTTGATGTAGTCAACAGAGCCGGGGATCTGGCCCAATGCGGCGAACACTTCCGCGATCTTCTGTGTTGCCATTTCCTTATTCATTAAGCCAGTCACGCCACCCGCATCTACCTGCATATCGCCCTTAATCGTCATGTCTGGGTTATATTGCATCTCCCAATCGTAGAGGGCTCGGATCATGGGTTTCGTGAGATCGTTATCAATGTTGAACACGACGCCCCGCGTGTAGGAATCAGCGGCCCCAAACAGCATGGACATTCCACCAGCGGTTCGGTTGTGCTGCCCGTTCCCGGCAAACCCAGATGCCATGTCCGGCATACTGGTCACTTCTTGCACGAAGTTACGGAAAATATCCTGGATCAACTTCAAATCGCCCATGATACTGGGGATGACCTTGAACTGTACAGGCTCCTGACTTGCGCCCTCCATGTTCTTGACCGCCCAGATGCCCCAAGGGACAATCTGATCATATTTAGTCCCATCTACAAGCCTATTAACATCAACAACAACCTGCGGCGCGCAGTTATGGACAACAAAACCATTTGCCACAAAATTATGGTTAGGGGCGGTCATGTGAAGGTCATAGACCGGCTCAATACCAAGCGGTTCGATAGAAACAATCTCATCAAAATCGCGATAGGTATGAAGAATAGGATCTCCAACGCTATCGTGGAAATGATGCCATTCCGCATGGCACTTATAGCACAGCGTTTTCAGATTTGATGGGTCACTGTTGTAGGGATTCTTGTCCTCGTGATGGATATGAAGTCGTTTATCAATTCCGCACGACTCGCAATTGGGTTTCATTTGCTCGCGGACAAGCCTACGAGATCGCGCTTGGCCCTCGCTTACCAAATTGTTGCCAATCGCATCATGAGCCTGCTTTAGATTCCAACTGCTGACATGAGCAGCACAAGACTTACAGCGCCTAGCATTTGGCTTGGAAATTGACTTCCCGCAATCAATACAAACAAGTTGTGGGATGGTTTCGGTCCCATTAACAACGAGCCCATCACCAACAAAGAAGTCACGCAGTTCGCGCCAATGCCCATCCTCACCCATGAAAAGGTGAGTGTCTGTGGCCTTAATAGTGTAGCCGTTCTTAGTATTGACGCGGTAAACCTGCTTATCCCCATTATAGTAAATGTCTACAATGCGGTTCCCAAAGAACTGGCCAGTTGATTCATCAAGTGATCGGATGACATTCTGGCGCAAACCTCCACGAGGTTTGTTCTTCATTGCCCACAGTTCGTTGATGGTCACTTCAACTTGCTTACGCGTATTGTATTTGCGAGGCTTTCTGGCACTCGGACGCTGGTGTCGATAAACGACCGTATCGCCAGTGACACAGGCAATTCCCATATTCTCTACCATCGCTCGCGCACTGGCATTGATGATTGCCTGGGGATCTGCCATCTTCTCCGGGACGCCCCGGCCCCAAATCTTGTAAGGAACTTTCTCGTAGGGAACGACGAAGAACGGGAGCTTGCCATTGGCGCGGTTGGACACGGTGATCTTGATAGGGTGGTTCCCGCATACCCAGACATTGCTAAGGTGCATCTTATTCAGATCGCCATCGGGGACATCGTGCCCAGCAGTCTTTAACTCACGGCCACTCAGGTAACCCCAGAACTCAAGGACGATATATCGCTTCCCCATCTGCATGGATGCAGACCGGAGATTGATAATATCCACACCCGATTCCCAGGGTTCCGCAGACCAGTTCCCGTCCTGGATTTCATTCAGAACAAGGTTGATTTCAGCAGCGTCGAAGTCACCTTCCGCCAGTTCAACCATCTGGTTCTTGTTGAAAACATGCCGATGGATGACCCACATCGCGTCACTGATTGTATAGGCGGCGGGATCTGGGTAGAACTCAAATGGGGAAACCCATTCCAGATTGGCGCGGCTATCATCCTCGCCATCTGAAACCAACTCATACTTCTGCTGTTTCTGATGGATTCCGATCAGGCCCTTGAGCTTGTCGGAGAAAGACTCCTCCTGGTCAACTAGTACCCACTTCTTCGGCGCGGCAGGGGCGGCGAGTGGCCCCTTGAAGATCATCGTCCCAAAGGTCACAAGGTCGAGAACGCCACGGCTAAACTTCTCTTCCCACCGGGTCTCAACCAGATTATCTTTGATCCGGTTCTGCATCCCATCACAAGCCGCCTTTGCCTTAGAAAGCACCTGCTTAAACTCTGGGGACATTTCAGGGCTTGCAAGGGCTGCTTCGGGCTTCATGCCCAGCTTTACTAGCTCGGGGTGCGGAGTGGGCTTAATGGACCAGGGATAGCCAGCAGGAGGCATCATAACGGCCATCAGACGAGAGTAAGCCGCCATGGTTTTCATCTGTGTGAGATTCACGAACACGCTAGATGCGCCCTCGCGGAAGGTCACATCAGATCCATAAGTACCGTTGAAGTTCTGAAGGGCCTCTTTCCAGACAACCTCCTGATGAACCCGCAGACTCTTGGATACCTCAAACTTGTCCTGGACATTCCGGGCAAGGGCAGAAGTCACGGATTCGCTTACTTCAAGTTCGTCTGGATTCACATCGGCCATATAAATCTCCTATAGCAGTATATACTAATAGGCAACTTTGGGATCGGCTGGCTTAAACTGCTTCAATTTAGGACTTTTCTTAAAACGCTTGGGCACTTCGGCCAAATGGTCCATGTTCATGCAGATATACCGGAGAGGGTCAACCAGGTCATCATTGGTTTTCACAACCGTTTCCCCTCCATTTTCAGTCGTTTTCACCCGATATGTCCGTAGTTCTTGAAGCAACATATTACAAGTAGTGAAGATATAAAGGCAACCGGACCCAATCAGACGCCTAACCTCTTCAACGGATGGCTTCCAGGTGTTTGCGTTGTTCCCCGCGTTTACAAGTTCAAGCCCCTCATCCTGGTAGATTGAGGCGGTTGAGATGAGCGTCCCCTGGCTCCGCTGGAAGGCAGACTTATCAACGGCAAACTTAACTCCCCAGTGTTTTAGGTGCGCCGCATGTTCTACCGCCGTTTTCCCGGCCTGCCGGTATTCATTAGTCACATAGATCGTGCCAGAGGCATCATCAATACATGCCATCAATGCGCCCGTGGGATGCGTCCCACCCACATCAAGACCACCAAGCCTGCGCCAGTAGGGGGGAATCTCAAACGGTTCGATGGAATACTCGGATTCCTCAAAGTTAAATACCTTACCGGATCCAACCGTCGCCACACCATGACGCCGTGCCTTCTTCTCGGAATCGCTCATGCCATCGAGCAGTTTATCAATATCCTCTTTCTTCAGATGCTTCGCCGAGTCCATCGAAAGGTGGATCTTGTGGATTGACTCATCCTGCATGATGTTGTCATAGAGAGGGGTAATACCCCCTAAAGGCGTAAAGGTGAAGAAGATATTCCCGCCGCAATCCAGGACACGCATCTTGCACTCATTGTAAATGTCCTCTGGCGGCTCCTCATCAAACCAGATCAAATTGACAGACGAACCCATGTATTTCTCGCTCTCCATCTCATAAGAGAAGAACTGGATCGTCGAAGTCCCACCTGATACATGCTTGATGTCAATCTGGTCAATGGCACCCGGAGTCCCGGTTTTCTTGACAATCGAATCAATTACTATGTCCTTTTTGGGGATCATGCCCGTCCCCATCTTGCCCCGCCGACCAAATAACTTCTCTTGAAGCGTGTCTCGGACGCGGGTAGCCGTTACGCCAGCAACCCAGATATTGATGGGGGTAATAAACCTGAGTCCATTCCACCATACTGGATAGTCTCCAGTCGCATGGCACTTAATAGCATATGACCCCGTCATCGTTTTTCCGACTCTGTTCCCACCAAATAGGCAAACAATGCCCGCAGTAGAGTTGAGAAACTCAAGTTGCTCAGGGTAGGGCGTGAATTTTTCAGCGAGGTTCTCCTCCTCCTTCTGCTTTAACGCAGTAAGGGCTCGGATCAATTCGAGTTCGTTTCCCATGCAGTTACATATTGTGTTGCAAATTGCAGCTTGTCAACCTATACTCTCTTTTGGGGACAACGATTCTTTTCTCTAAAGGAGAACTCAATGGCTGGTAACAAGAAAATGCAGGCACAGAAGCCCGCGACCGATAAGTCTGGGGCCAAATTCGACTTCCTTGCCCCTGCTACTGCCGCTGGTAGCTACAACCAGGTGTCAATCAATACGGACGGCAAGAAGAAGAAGTAAGCCTCTAGCCTCTAGGGGCAGAGCCGGGGGGGGACAAAGTGTCTCCCCCCTTTTCTATTGACATTCATTAAAAAAGACCTACCATATATTTAACAAGGAAGTCGGCCCGTCACTCCGTCGCAAGAGGACGCTTCTCGACGATCCCCCCAAGAGTTGACGGTAACGCGGTCAAATTTCTGGGGGGATTCTTTTACCTTGACACACCACACAGATGGATTACACTGTGGGTGCGACGGTGTGAAGTTGAGGCGACAGCAACTAACCCAGACCAATTAGTCAGCATCAGGACCCCTTGAGAAGGATGTGCCGGGATGTTTGATTTTAGTGCAAACCGATTCAGAGGCATATACGCTTCTGCTTGTCTTTTGACAAGAACCCCATTAAGTCACCACCTTGGCTGATGGGGGGCCGTCATGTGTGGTTAGCGCAGCAAGTCCTTACACCATGACCGGGGGACGCTTGAGCTGCGAAG